TACTTCTCTGGTCTGCGCTGTTTCATCACTTCTACTTGCTCTACAAAAGAAGGAGATAGATGCTTAATATTGTCAAGGTAGGTAGTGTGAATGTACGTTACGTTCTCTTTAACGCCATTATAACCGTCTGTAATGCCTCTATTTTCAAAAAACCTCTCGTATATCCAATGCTGTTTAGTTGTGGGGTTTAGAATCAATATACAGCGGTTTTGCTTTCCTGTGGCACGAACCGAGTAATCAATCTTCTCAAATGATTCTTCGTCTGTAAGTTCTTCTGCTTCATCCAGTACAAATGTAGTTACACCTTGAATGGATTTTAGCTTTGCGGTTTGGTCTCCACTTGCAGTTTTGATACCACTAAATAGAATACTGCTTCCTGTTAGGTTGTTAATGATTTCATTCTTAGTGATAGTAAAGTTCTCTGCAATACCCATCAGCTCCAGTTTCTCTATAAACTCAGGAATAATAGACATTGATGCCGAAGTCATTGTATATCGAGTGAACAGGATTCGATGCCCTTTTTCGTAAGTAAGTAATACTAAGAAGGTGTTTACTCCAAATGATTTACCAGAACCTCTACCACCTGTAATTACAAAGTATCTACTGGCATCTTTGAATAGAGGATTGTATTTAGGATTAAGATTTATTTTCTTCATCCTTTATCTCTATGGCTTCAACGTCAATAGTTTCCTCTGGCTCTAAAAAAGATATAACAGGAATGTTTATCTCCTGCTTTACGTTAATATCCTTTTGCTCTTTTGGTTTACCGTACTTGTACTCCCATAATAAGCGCAAGTGTGCAAAGGATTCTTTACTCATCTCGGCAAGTGTTTCCCACGCCTTCTTCTCACTTCCAAAGGCACGTTTCATTGAACCCAGAGCAAAGTTCTTTATGTCCTCTTCTTTGGCTTTAGGCTTTCTCCCTTGCCCTCTGGACACTCCTTTTATTGCGCCATTGTTTCTACGACCATCGGAGTAAGGTACGTGAGGTCTCTTCTCCTTTGGCTCTGGCTTTGGTTTAATCGGTATTCCTAATTCGGCTTTCTTCTCGTCTGGTATCAGACTTCTTTTACTTGGTCTTGGCATGATTAAATAATAAAGTTCATGCCAATCTGTTTAACTAACTGATAGTAAACTATTTAATCGTAATCTTTTATCACTAACTCAATATAAAAGAATACTAAGTCAAGTACAATAGACTTATATATACCATTAAAATATGTGTAAGTTAAACCTATGCTTAATTGACTGCGGTATCTATCTATTTTTAGTTTCACATCTAAAATATACTGTCTGAAATGCCCTCAGATGCGTAATAAACTGTTGTCTGCTGGTTTCTTGGTCTTATATTATTAGACCTCTCTTTTTTGATTTCCTCTTTTAGAGTCAATATCTTATCCTTTAAAGACTGAATCTTGTTTTGTAAATCTTCCACTTCAAATCTTAATTTCATATTCTCTTCCTCTAAATCTACTTCAGGCTCTCCAGCCAGTCCGTAAAACCTATCCTGAATTGAATTGTACATTTTTCTAAAGTCGGCATTTAACTTATAATCATATTCACATTCTCTTACATGATACAATACTGTTGAATGGTCTTGCTTCAATGACAAGGTTTCTCCTATTGCATCTAATGACATTTTGTTAAATCTCTTCTTGATTATAGAATAGTATATACGTCTTGCATATACATATTCTCTTTTTCGGGTACTAACCTCTAAAGATACCCCTGTTTTTTCTTCAACTATTTCCTGTAAAAATTTTATCTCCGTATTCATCTAATTCTTTTTGATATTGATTTAATGCTTCTATTGCGCCTTGACAACACTCATATTCCTCTAACTCCTGAAAATGCTCAACTAAAAACCTAACCTCTACTATTAGTAAAGAGCCAGTCCTCAATGATTGCAGTACATTATCCCTGCACTCTTCCTTACTCTTGTAAGTCATCCTTTTGATTTTCTTTAGGCAACTTATCAATAACCGCCTGTATCATAGCGTAAAGCGTTGTAACAGCTTTTTCTAAAGCGTTAATGCGTTGTTGTTGCGTTAATTTCTTTTGCCTCATAATGTACCTTTTATTGTGTATTGGTGTAAATCTGCATCACTATCAATCCACTTGTTATATATGCCTACCGCACTATCGACAAGGCGTTCTCCCTCATAGTAGAAATCCTCTGAAACATTGTACAAAGCAATATCCCTTGTGTCTTTGCATATACATAAAAATACAAAATCTTTATAGTTTATGCCAAATAAATTACAATAAATATACACCTGACTTGCATAACCATATTTACGAGCATTGTAAGGGAAGCTACCCTCTGCAAGACCGCTTGTGGTTTTTAGGTCAACAATCATTTCTCCTTCATTAAGGGCATCCGCCTTCGCTCTAAAAGGGCGAGACATGATATTACCGATAGCTGGTTTCTCGTACTCTAATCCCTCTATAAGCTGAACCGAGTCGCTATTAGAATAAATGGCATCAGCAAGTCGCATAGTATCATCATACTCCTTTATTAAGAAGGTCATAGGATTTTCACTAAACGCTTCTTTATATATCTTTGTGTTCTTTGTACTGGCATCAATAAAGTTTAACTGACCGAATTTTTCGACCTCAAATACAGCAAGGTGTAAAAGCCAACCTGCGGTCATTGCACTTGTGCGTTTATTGCCGAACTTCAAAGAGTTATGGTATGCTTTAGGAGATTTATTCAGGAGTTTAACGCTACTACTACTTAATGCGTTCTCGCCTAAGTAACCGTAATAAAACTCGTCATTCTCCATTTGCTTCAGAATAGTATCTTCATCCCAAAACTTTCCGTCTAATGTAACTATGCTATTTCCCATTTGCTATATTCTTTTTTATTTCGTCTTGAATAAGGTGTATTGGATGAAACATCATAAACACATTATTTAGGGAATTTCTAACATCATCTCTATTCTTCTTACCAGCCTCAGAGTAATACCACTCTTTGTACTCCATTTCCTCTTGGTATCTCTTTTCCATCATGTCAATGCGCTCAGAATCTAAACCGCTTTCTTCTCGCATCATTTGAAACAACTCACTTGATTTACTCATTTTATTTGTTTTAGTAATAACTTAATTAACTTCTCTATTTTATCTAATGCCCAACGCAAAGGTGTATCAAGTACATAATGGAATATCAATAAGACACTCTCAAGCATCCAAAATGACACAACAAGTAATACAATGATTACAAGTTTAAGTAAAACTAAGGGGTGTAAAATAATCTTTATAACTTTCATTTGCTTCTTATTTTAAGCAAATATACACATTATTTTTTAATCAACAAAATATGCACAAAAAAAAGGGCTGCATTTCTGCAACCCCTCGTGTGTATAATTTTAAATTATTGTTATGCAAAGAATAATCAATGCAAATATATAAAATATATATTATATACGCAACTATTGGTTTGGATTATATTGGTCTTTAAATATCTTGTAGCAAACAGCAAGTCGCTGGTCTCCGTCTTTAAACTCCTGTATCATCTTAGCATTTCCAATACATCTGATGATAAAGTCTTTTTGCTTCTCGTATTTCTTTGGTCTAATTAGTGGCATGATTAAATAATAAATTGGCTTTATTTTGTTTTATAGCATACTTGTATAAGTCAGTCTTTTTCACAAGATACGCCTTTTTAGATTTAGTATCTCCTTTACCTACAAATTCACGAAGAGGTGTTTTAGTGTCTTTCAGGCATCTATGTATATCGTCAACTGTAAACCAACACAACAATTCGCCATCGTACCAAACCCAGTAGTCAGCCTTTGTTGTAGATAATGCCGAAGGCTTACCGTCAAATTCAATCTCCACAACAATGTTACCAGTATGTTTGGATTTCTCATCAGACTTTACCTCAACGCTTTTTTCTATCTCAGGAATGTATAAATCGTAGTCTTTAAAGTAACCCTTCTTTTTGTATGCTTCGGGATATTTCTCCTGTATAATAGAAAGAACAAAGTTCTCAATCTGCTCTCCCCTTGATAAATCCCTGAAGAATGTTATGTTATCTGTTAAACTCATTGTGTATCTTTAGTAACTTCTGCTTTACAGGCTTAAAACAACTTGAACAGTTTGTGGGTTGTAGTTTATCATTGAATATACGGTTATAAACGGAATAAACCTCTTTTACCATACTACCACTAATAGTGTTTTTACCTTGAGTAAAAAGCCAGTTAATGATGTCTAATTCTTCATCTGTTGGTGCGTTATACTTTTTATAAGGGAATAAGTCATTTAGCAATTCCTGTCTATTTTCGCAACCACAATCCTCTCCCAGTACTGCTTTCGCTACTTTAGCAATGCCAGTTTTGCGAAGCACTTTCTCTACTGTATCTCCAAGACCAGTAGATTCAATATCTTTTTTTTGTTTTTTTGTACTCATCGTATAAATTTTCTTTTATTACTCCTTTGGCATTTTTTATCGTGTTGAATATGCTACTTAAACTTATTTTAGTTTCCTTTGAAATATCTCGCATCGACATATCCGTTTTATAGTAGAGGTTGAAAATGCCCTTATCATACCAATACCATTCATCAACGACCTGTTCCACTCTCTCAAAAAGGGCTTCGAGTCTTTCCTTTTCCTCGATAGAATCATAGCTATTTTCCAGCATTCTATTAAGATTATAATCCGTAATTTCATCCGTATATATAATTCTCGAATCCTTCTTAGTGCTATTGTGTATGTTTGCATAATATAAATTTCTTAACGTAATGTAAATGTAAAACGTATTGACCTCATCTTTATTGTACATAATTTTATGAGGTTCTTTAACGTAATCAAATATCCTAATAAACATTTCCTGTACAATCTCTGATGCCTCGTCATCTGATATATCAAACGATTTAGCCATTCTAAGCCAATCATCATATTTACTTGCTAATTTTTCTAATAGTTCCTCTTTGGTCAACATAATCTATAACGGTTAATACTTGTTCAAGTGAATTACAGACCGCATAGTTCCCTCGCCATTTATTCTGAAATTCTACTTCGTCAGGTGTTAATTTCTGTTGACTTTTTGTTTTGCTTCCGTCTTTAAGTTCAATGAGAAAATTATCGTTTCGATACCCTAATATAAGGTCAGGCGCACCTTTTCCTAACTGGTGCGTATGTAATACCGATATATCTAACTTTCTCAACTCTTTTACTATTTCTTTTTGATTTGCATCTACTCTTGCTTTTTTTCGCATCTTAGAACATCTATTTTACTGAATGGTGTATATCCATTAAAGTAATATCTCTGTTCTCTTATGTTAAAATTGATGCCATCCACGTCTTGAGGGATGCCTACCAACTTTTGTTTCTTAATCTTTTGCGTTCCAAATATAACACTTGTATCTGAGAAATCCAAAGCACGATTTGGTCTCCACACAAACGCTACATTATCAGCTTTATCTGCAAATGTGCCACCACCTTTAATACGGTTTACATCGGGTTTTATATACCTTCCTGAATCGTCTTTGAGCGGTGTAACTTGATGCGCTACTAAATTTACGCTAATATGGTTGTCTATTGCAAAACGCTTTAGTTCAGACATAAATCGACTGATATACAAGTCCTCTCTCTCGCCACTATACATCTTGTGCTGTACTGTATTGTATGGGTCAATGATTAAAGAACGAATGCCCTGCGTTTGAACAAGAAACTTAGCACGTTCAAATATCGTGTTAAGGTTAAAGTTCTTCTTGGGGTATATCAAGAAAAAGTGTTTCTTAACAAACTCGATTGCCTCCATGTATTCAGCTTTAGTCATCTGATTATTCTTGTAGTATGGGTCGGCACTCTTTCCTATATACATCTCTACAATGTCATTGAAAAAGTCTTTCATCGGCATATTCTCAGGACTAAACACGCCAAACTTCCAGCCATCGTGAAACGCCTTGATTGTTGATAGCTGATTTAGAAACAATGATTTACCCTCGTTCTGATACCCTGTCCAAATGTTTACCTCGCCCATTCTCCAAGTCCACGCTTTATCTACCTCTTCTATGTAGGTGGTTGAACCACGCTCTTGACCGTTCTCAAAGCCATCTAACATAGATTCAACTACATCTTCAACTTCAAAAATGCCCTCTACTTTAGGCGATTTAGCGTTTTTAAGGCGTTTCTGGAGACTTTCTATGCCTTCCGATAGCAAGACATCATTTGCATCCTTAAACGGTCTTAAATCGACTAATTTGCATTTATCAGCACCAAAACGTCTAATAAGTTCTTGTTCAAGAACACGACCATTATCGTCATTATCTGTCGCAATGTATATTTTTGATGCCTCATCGAATACATCATAGCAAGTAGTTAAACACTCCAGTTTCTTGTCAATGCTTTTATCGCCCTTGTTTGGCGCACCCATATTAACAGAGGTATGAAACGAGACCCCTGCAACTTCCCATGAAAGAGAATCAAACTCTCCCTCGCATATAACAATACTCTTCTGACCTTTAACACCATCGTAATTGTAAATGATTGGTTTGGCATCTTTAGCCTGAATAAAGAACTTTCCGTCAACACCACGCTTTTTGTAGTTTACAAGTTCTCCTCCCTTTATGTAGGGAAACACAATAAACTTATCATCAGTAGATGAAGCAATCTTGTTTCGTTCTATAACTTCATCTGTAATGCCTCTGTCATTGAGAAACTTCTTTCCTTTGGCACTTAGTTTCTTGATTCCTTTTCTCGTGGGTTCAACGTATGTTTTATTCATTCTTATTGTTTCTTTGATTGTGTTTTTAACTGTTCCATAAAATCCGCATTTGTGGCAATTATAAATGCCCTCTACAAGATTTATTGACAAGCAAGTGTCTTTCCAATTCTCCTTGCCAATAGACTTGCATTTAGGGCATCTAAGTTTTTGTTGAGGCTCGTTTCCCTTCGGTTCAATGCCTATTTTCAAAAATTCTTCTACAAACATTTGGTTATCTCGTTTTTTATTTGTTTTTTTTATATATATAACATGATATATGTTTTATAACACGATATATCTTTTATATAACACGACATATATTTTTTATATAACAAGCCATATAATAATCAAGATATAACATGATATATAGATATGTCATGTTATAGTTTGAAACTTGGGTTGACATAAATCTTTCTCTGCTTTCCGTCATTCCCAATACTCCTTGTCTCACGTCTAATAAAGTCGCTACGCTCAAGTCTATTTAAAATTCTATATAAAGTCCTGTCTTTAAGTGATAAAGTGTCGCAAATGTGCTTATTTGAAGCGAAACAGTAACCCTTGCCTTTACATAACGACTTAACATACGACAATACAGCTTTCTCGGTAAATGTAAGTTTATCCATACCTTCTAAATTTACCTTAACGTATTTATAATTCATAGTGATAAAAAAGGGGGGCAAAGCCCCCCTCGTTATTTAGAACGGAAGGTCTGCGTTTTCTTCGACAACCTCCTGTTTGGCTTGTGGTTTACTTGGTACAAACTCATCAATGAATACAGTATGTGTGTTTCCGTACATATCTGCCTCTCTCATTTTTCCAATAGTAAGGGCAAGATAACGCTCTCCGTTTTTATGCTCCTTAAAGAAATCTTTTATCTTAGATTCTGCGATTGAAAAATTAACTAATTCTGCGCCATTCTGCGCTTGTTTGCCTTTACCGACATACTTCTTGTTGTTCATAATTTATTGATTTAATAATTGTTCTTCTACTTTTTTACTTACTTTATACTTCTTTCTAATATCCTTCATAGTGAAGCCATCTTTGATAGCTTGTATCGCCTTTGAAAACTTCTCTGTATCTTCGGGATTCAACCATTCAAGTTCTTCATCTGCCGATGTATTAGGCGATTTTATAGGGATATTCTTCTTTGTATTATCCAAAGTGTCATTATCCTTAGTATCATCAATTAGAAACAGTCCATTTAAGGCATACTTTCGGGCATAAGATGAACTTGTGCCAAATGATTGCGCTATATCCATACCCTTTTTATTAGGCTCGATACCAGCTTGTGCTTTAACCTCAATAACTCCTTCCATATCCTTAAATTGTGCAGTAGCCTCAACATAAGAGATTCCATTATCCATTTCAACTATAACATCAGAAATGGTAAGAACAACTTTGTGTTCTATTAATAGGGGTTTTAATCCCTCCAGTATATCCTCACAACTTCGATATTTATATTTACCGAAACTGTTATATTGATTTTTAGGTGCTTTCAGTCTCCCCTGAATGTCAACCAGTTTTTCATATATATTCATAGGGCAAATATACAAACTCCAACTGACATTACAAAATAATATCGAAATTATTGAAGTTTTCTACGTATTTATTCGTTGTCGAAAGCCTAAATGCCCTCTGACCGTTGTTAGGCAATATGAAGAATCCATTGTACTTTTCATGCCATACAGCAAAAAAATCTACATCTTCTTTAGAGTAATAACCCTTTCCGTTCTTTATTTCTATTTGAGGTATCTTTTGGTTGCCCTGTGAATATCTACCATCAGACATATACTTCACTTGAACCTTGTATAATATGCTTTTTCTCTCAAGTATGCAGTCATAGGTGGAGGCATCTAATAGGGGCATAGATACGTTAAACCCCTTCTCCATAGCCATTGTTGCAAACTTATATTCAGCAAAGCAACCTTTTTGATTTACATTCACGCTACTAATATACGAAAAAGGGGCGGAAAAACCACCCCTTCTGACTAAAAACAAATGAAAACAGGATAAAAACAGAAAAATACCCAGTACAAATATACCCTATTAGATTCACAAAGGGGTATTAAATTCACAAAAGTTATTAACGCCCTTGTCCCCTATACTTTTTCTTATAACCCCTTTTACCAACAGAAGCATTCTTTGAATGTACGTTTGGTCGCTTACTTCTTGCAGAGGGTGTAAATACGTTAATTATTTTCCTTGCCACTTTTTTTATTCTTTTCCCAAGTTCTTCCAACAAAGTACGCACCATAGACTGTAATGAGTAGTGTTTGAAAAATAGGGATATATTCTTTCTGTATGCTAAACTCTCCAATGTTTCCATCGGTAAATGCCAATAAGGTAAACATAACCGTAAGAAAGACCATAGTAAGCGGTCTAATGTTCTTTGACAAAAAGCTGTCGCTTTGCATATCATACTTCCAACGCTCTGTAACTTGTTCTTGGGCATCTTTATCTGCTTCTTCTAATAGTTCTTGAATCTTTTGCTTGGCTTCTAAACGCTCTTCATCGGTTGTAGTAACCTTGTCTATGATATTTCCAATATCTTTTATTAAACCGCCTGTAATTAAGTTAAACAGCTTTTTCATGTATTCTAATTTGAAATTGCACTATAAACAAATAAATGTTAAACTCATCAAAAGGGTATTCTTCGTTCTTGGGATAGTAACTCATACCGCCTATAAACGATGTTGGAAATAAAGAAATTATTGCTATGCTCATCATTAGTAAGTCCAGATTACGTTAGGGTCTTTATCTTTGTCGATGTCAATGTGTATGAAATTATCTGCAATGCCAATACGATTTATACCTACTTCCAACAGGGCATTTAGTAACTTAAAACGCATTCTTGAATTGCGTACAGCAATATCTACCGCTAAACCTTTTGTATGGCTGCTTCCCTCAACTCCGTTAATAGCCTCATTGTGAGCAGGAGTTCTGTAACCAGATGTGATAATAATAGGCTCTCCCACAAGCTCTCTGATTTCATCAAGCATTGAAAGTAATCCCTTATCCATCAACTGCCCACTACCCTGTACATCAGGGCTGTCAAACTCGCTATAATTAAAGTATTTCACTTTTTATTTCTTAGTTGCCACCACTTTTGAGCAGTATATGCAATAGAAACTACAAGCAATATAATCTTTAAGCTATCTTCTATAAGGTCAAACGTGCTTATTGTTATCGCTGATAAGTTCAATAGATATACTCTCAAAGTAGTTAAGTCCATAATTAGTTGCTATAAGACCACCCTGCAAAAGTGTGGACACCGTTACCTTCTTCTATTGTAATCTCTTTAGAAGCCCAACCATAAGGATAAGCAATAGCTGTTACCGCAGGTGTTACTACGTTACCTTCCTCGTCAAGTACAGCAGCTTCTGTTTCTTCTGTGATTTCAGATGCCTTCCAAAGAACATCAACAGAATACTTATCTGCAAGTACAGGCGCAGTAAGCTCGTTACCTTCTTCATCGTAAGTGCCTTCAGTTACTACTACGTGTCCTAATTTAACAACCGTATGGCTGTGTGAAGGGTGGCTATTCCCTTCCTCATCTTCTTGGTGTGGTAGAGCAGCAATTCTTGTTTCTGCCTGTTCGGCATTCAAAAATTCATATTTCTTAAAAATGTACTTCATTGTATTTATAATTTATATTGTTGTTAATGCTTCTAATTCGCTATCGCTTAATCTTGTGTTGTATAATCTAAAATCTTTAATAACACCTGCTATTTGTTGTGAACTCGAAGAATTATTACCAACATAAAGGTCAGTTGTAGATGGTACACCTCCATTTTCAAATAAAAGCAAGTCATTTCCGTTTAGGTAAAATCCAAAATCACTATCTTTATATCCTATCGCAAACTTATTATTTCCGTTTGGTATAGCTACGTTTTGAACTGTTAAAGCTCCACCTGAAGTTAACACTTGTGATGTTAATGTATTACCGCTTTCAATACGTGCATAAATTGTCTCACTACCTGTTCCTAATTGAAAAATAAACCTTCTTTCACCTGTTGAATTTAAAGGGTCAAACTCTACGTAAACAGTACCCTCTGTTTGCCCTATAACTCCATCTGGAGGTGTTTGCTCGTTAGTTTCCACACTCCTTGTTACAGCACTTCCTTGTGTTGGTATATACGAAGTAGCGTAGCTTCCTTGTTCTAATTGCGCTCCCCATAAGTATATATTTTGCCCGTCAGCATCAGATGCAGAAGGAAATGCTC